CTTTGCGGTGTAAAAACAGTCGTTGCGGTGTAGAATCCGAAGCGGCTGTTTTTTATTGTAGCAGAGCGTATATACCATGCCGAACTATTGACAAATATATTGTCAAAGGCTATAATTTATACAAGAGGAGGGCGCACCTATGGATGAAATCATTCGTATGCAAGAATATTTACTTTTAATACGACGCACTGTTGGATGGACTGCCGAGGAGTTTGGTGAAAAAATCGGCGTCACCAGACAGACTATTAATAACATCGAAAGTGGTCGCAATAAGCTGACCAAAACACAATATATCGCCATGAGAAGTGTCCTCGATGCAGAAATGATTCAAAAGCCAGATGACACAGAAATGCTGAAAGTTCTTCTGGATGTCCTTGTGGATCACCCGGAGAACTACAGTGAAGACCACAGAAATGAACTCTTGGCCAAAGCAAACATGATGGCTCCTTCCATCCTAGCAGGCACTTCCACTCGTGCGGATGTGTCTAAGGAATGGATGAAAGTAGCCGGTGCTGTGGTTGGTGCCGGAGTTCTTATGGGACCTCTCGGAATCGGTGCAGGCATTGCTGCTGTGAATGTGTGGCTTGCTAAATCAATCGCCGACGGAAAAAAGAAGTCGAAAAAGGGCAAGGAGTAATCTTATGGGCGGATATGTGAAAAAGAAAAAAGACATGGTTTTTCAGAGTGTGGACTCTCTCCAGCAGATCGTAAATGTTGTAAATGAGGCCGCCGCTGCTGTGAACGACTCGAAACGAACAATCAAAGAAAGTGCAATCCCCGAAGTCCTTGCAGGTGCCCTTGGTGCTGGAATTGGCGGTGTAGGTTCCTTTGCTGCCCTCTATGGCCTGGGCGTTGTTGGTTTGTCCGCTGCCGGAATAACATCTGGACTGGCGGCTGCTGGTGCCGTGGTCGGCGGTGGTATGGTAGCTGGCATATTTGTTTTGGCCGCCCCTATCGCAGCGTTAGCAGCAGGAGGTGTTGGCGTTGCAGCACACCTCAAAAATAAACAGTTGCGACAGGAGAAGGAGCGTCTCTATAAAGAAGTTCTCGCTCGTCATGAAGCGATTATCAAGGCACTAAAAGATGAAGCAGACGCCACGCAGGAACGTCTGGATTATTTGCAGAGTTTGAATATACTGCTCCAGCAAGCCGTGAAGGATTTGGGCCACGACTTGGGGGTGGCTTAAAGGAGGGCTTCTATGGGAAAGCAAATCAAACTCCCCAATATTGACTTTGTCAAGGTTGGTAACACCCTTGTTGAGTCAGGCAAGACCGCAGGCGCATTTGTCAAAAACCATGCGACTGAATTTCTCGCAGGGGCTCTTGCTGGTGTAACCATTGATAACATTCGTATTCGTATGGGTCGTAAAAAGGACAAAAAAGCCTTTGAGGAAAATGCTCACAAACAACAGCAAGTTATCAGAAAACATGAAGCTGAAATCAATGTGCTGAAAGACAAGGCAGAACAGGGACAGGAAGCTCTACAAAAGGTTGACCAGTTGGAGCAAATCGTAAATAACCTAACGGAGGGAGGTGCTTCTGAATGAGCAAGTACAAGTATAGCGAAACCGAAAGGCAGATAAATTCTGTACTCAAGCACCACGATGAAGACCTCAAATCGATTCACTTTCCGTCTTTGTCTGAAGCGGATGCCACTGTAGCCAAAGCGGATGCCCTGCTTCGTAGGCTTGGATATCAGCCGGATGCGATCAAGGGCTTAGTGCCTGTACAACCCAGAAAAACAATGGTTATCCCTACTTGGGAGCAATGCTGCGCCGAAGCAGAAACACACGTAGGAACGGACTGCGAATTGGAGTCCCTTTTCACTGAGGAGGAACTCCGCAGTAACGAGCTTGCTATTAAACAACTCAACGAAGAATTTAATGCTGTACATCGGCTTGATGCCTTT